TGTCCATGCATCGGCAGAAGTCCTCCGGTACGGCGAAGCCGAGACGGCTCGCGTTCATGCGGGGATCGATCAGCACCTCGGGCGCGTTCATGCCGCCATTGCCGCCCAGCACCACGAAGGTCGGCGTGCCGAGGGCGATGCCCGCGGGCACGATCCAGCCCACGCCTCCAACCACCACGGCCGCGTCCCGGACGGTCGCGAGGAGCTGCCTCACGCTCAGTTCGCCGTGCGTCAGCGCCAGGTTGTTCGGCGGCATCACGCCACAGGCCAGCAATTCGCGGTCGGTCTGGATGTCGCAGACCACGACGACGGCGAAACCCCGGTCCTTCAGGTCGCCGGCGATGTCCGCCACATACTGCGGCAGCGGGTTCCTCGCCTCGTTGTCCCACTCCAACCGACGCATCACCGGTCGGATCAGCGCCAGCGGCGCGCCCCCTGTATCGAACGGGCACTCACCCAACGCCGGTAGACTCCACACTGGCGGTCGAGCCATACCCATCGGCATCTTGACGGCCATCGCCGTGAATACGTTGGCCGTCTCCAACTCGATCGGACCATAGCCGAGGGCGACCTTCTGGATGCGGGCCGGCGGTTCGACCCACCGTGCGGCCGACTGGCGCCACACATTGCGCATCTGCAGCCGCAGCCCCTTCTCCCCACGGACGAACTGCACGGGGAGGTCGTCGTAGAGTTCCGGCCAGGGCGTCTCGAGGAAGATCGGCCGCTGCTGCGCTGCGTCAGCGATCACCGGCCGGATGTAGATGGCGTCACCAAGCCCCCAACAAGCCTGGATCAGCAGCGGCTCAGCCGCGGCGCCGCGGCTTCGGCGGGTCGGCGACAACGCGGATCTTCTTCGTCTCAGGGATAGGGGCGGGCATAGCCAAGCCTGCCCGGACCAGCTCCTGCGCGCGGAGTTCACCCGCCTCGAAGATCTGGCCCGGGGAGACGTCGCCCTCGTGATCTGGATTGCGCCAGGGCCTGAGGGCCTGCATCAGCATAAGCAGCACGTCTCACTGCAGAACATGCCTTGCCGCCGTTTCCTGCCCTTTCGGCGCGAAAAGACATAGATCGGCGGCCAGAATGTCTGCGTGGCCTCGTCCCACTGCATCAACGGGACGCCGCACTCATCACACTTCAACGCCATTACGGCAGCGTGCCGTAGATGAACGCCTGCGGACGGTAGACCGCGAGCGCCAGCCGCTCTTCAGCTCTGATAGTTATCATATTGCGACTGAAATTATCTTCGTCTTCAGTGCTGATCATCACCTCGATCGACAGCCGGTCGAAGATCTGTGCGCCGAGCTGGAACGCCCCGGTGAGGAAGTGGCTGACCGTCATCGCCGGCGTGTCGACCACTGGTAGAGTCCACAGCCGCTTGGCGATCTGGTTCTGCGGATCGCCCACCAGATACCGCTGCATGCCGTCCTTGGTCAACTCGATCTTGGCCCAGTCGGTCGGATGCAGCACGTAGCCAGTGGCCGGGTAGAGGGCCAGCGTCGCCTGCAGGGACGCAAGCCGCAGCACGTCGATCGCCTGGGGGTTGGTCGGAGCGAAGGCGCCAACATAGGCGGTTGCCTGCGGCACGATGCCCAGGAGGTGCTGGCCGGTGCCATCGCCGTACAGCAGCTCATTCTCCTCGACGTATTGCAGGCCGTAACGCAGCCGCCCGTCCACGTAGGACTGCAGCTGCGGCGCGTCGTCCATGATCTGCCGCGACGCCTTGGTGCGGTGAGCGATGGTCCTCACGGGCACCGAGCGCAGATCGAACGTGATGTCGGTCTTGGGCTTCAGCGCACCCTCGGACACCACGCTCGCGGCGGTGACGTGCGGATCGGAGGTCTCCACCGGGTACTCGATGGCATTGCTGGCGGTGGTGCCCGGTGTGATCAGGTCGCGGACGACGAGCCGGCGCATCGGCGGCATCACGATGGGCTGGCGGTCGGCGATCACCAGAGAGCTGGTCGGCGAGACGCCCGGTCCCCACACGCTGGCGCCGCTGAAGAGATCCTTCAGTTCGATGGTGACCCGCGCCTGGCCGGCCTTCGACGCGCAGAGCGCCTTGACCTGTTCATTGTCGATGATGTGCTGGCCGAGGGTCTTGAGGTCCGGCGTGTTGTCTCCGCTGCCTCGGCGCGACACCTTCTGCTCGATCTCGGTCAGCCGGGCCGAGATCTCGTTCATCGTGGTCAGCGCCTTGTCGGCGTCGGCCTTGGTCTCTTCGTTCATCTTGCCGAGATTCTTCATCTCGGTCGTCGCCTTCTCCGCGAACGACTTCACCTCGTCGGTCGCGGTCTTGAGGTCGATGCTGAGCTTTCTCAGATCGGCTTCGGTTGGAACATCGCCACCATCGGGCATGTCAGTCTCCTAGTTTTGGAAGGGTGAAGCCGCTGATGGCCCCGCGCAGTTCGCCGAGTGCCTTCAGCCTCTGAGCCGCTTCGTCCTCATCCCGAGGAGTGGCAGACTTGAACCCGCGCTCCGCGATAGAGCGCGCTTCGGAGTTCGAGAATCCAAGCTCCCGCAGGGACCGCTCCAACTCGCGAATGGTGTCCGGCTTCGACTTCGTCGCGGGCATGTCGTTACCGGTGATGTGCTTATAGGCGGTCTTGATGTGCCCCATGATCTGCTGGCGCTCATCGGCAGTCGGCGCATCCCCGCCGCCCATGCACGAGGCGCACATATCGTGGGCCTTCATCATCGCGTCTGCGGCCGCCTGGTGGTTCGGCATCTGCAGCATCGACTTCACGCTTTCGATCTGCGCGAGACGGTTCGCCGGATCGCACACAGGATCCACGCTGAACAGGTCAACCGACTTGAGGTAGCGCCGGGGCTCGCCGGCCTTGGAGCCTTTCTTCACTCCGTCCTCGCGCCCGGCCCATGCCATCGACAGGCCGCGCATGGCCTTCTTCTGCATGAGCTGTCTGACGCGGTTCACATGGGGATGGTCGAGCGCGATCAGGTGGCCTTTGACGCGGAGGCCCTTCGTGTCGGTCTCCATCTCGTCCCACATGCCGATCGGCAAAGGATCGCCGCCGAACATATAGGCGCTGTGCTCGGCATACATGAACGGCATGGTGCCGGCGGCCTTGTGCTCCGCGAGCGTTGCGTCGAAGGCGCCCGGCTCGACCAGATCACCGTAGGTGTCGATCACGCCAAAGACAGAGCCATACCCTTCGATGACCCCTTGGGCCGGATCGCCGACGAACTTCAGCTCGGCATGAGCCGCAAAATGTTCGCGCAGGAGCATTGGTTGTCCCCTATGCGCCCTGACGGGCTGGTGGAGCGTTCTGATCCTGCTGCCGACCTGGATCAGGCGGAGGCGCCACGGGCTGCTGCCCGAGGGTTTCGAGCGGCATGCGCCCTGCCGCCATCGTCAGCTTGTCGCCGCCGGGCAGCGGCGCGTCGTTGTTCTTCGCCCGCATCTCGTTCGGGGTGTTGATCCCGGCATTGACGTAGGAGGCCATCGTGGCGGCGCGCTTCTCGCTGTCCGCGCGCAGCAGGCCATCGACGTTGAACTGGACGTAGTAGAGCATCCGATCGACCGGGCTCATCAGCGTGCGCCGCACTTCCTGCTCGAACGCCATCAGCCAGGGCCGCAGGGTGTAGGTCAGGAACCAGAGGTTCATCTGTTCCAGGCCCGTGCCCCAGGCCGTCGTCTTCTCCATGTGCCCGACCATGACCGGGTTCACGCCGAACCAACGGCAGATCGTCTCAACGGAGAACGCGCGCGTCGCGAGCAGCTGCGCGTCGTCGGGGTTCATAGTGATCTGGTCGAGCTTCCATCCTCCCTCGACCAGCGGCACCTTGCCGGCGTTGATCGAGCCGGAGAACTTCTCGACAAAGCTCTCACCGAAGCGTTCGCGCTGCACCGGGGTCAGATAGTTCGGCGCGGTCAACACCATGCTGGGTCGCATGCCGTTGCGGAAGAACGATGCTGCCGTCTTCTCCGCTGCCCAGGCGATGCCCATCTGCTCGCGCGCCTGCGCAACCGGCGACAGGCCCACGATGCCGTCGAGGGAGAAGCCCTTGAGGTGGAATATCTGATCCTCGGTGAAGTCCTCGCTGACGTTCATCCACGAGTAGTGGAATTTCAGCGAGCCATCCTGGTTCCGAATGACCTGCAGCCGCGACGGCAACAGCGGCGTCAGGCTGACGACCGAACCATCCTTACGCCGCTCGATCAGCGCATAGGCGTTCCCCCACAGCAGCAGGCAGGAGAACATCGCCGTCAGGAACGTGACCGACGTCATGTCGGCGTTCGGCTGGTCGTGCAGCAGCGGGTAGAGCCGATGGTCCCTGTCCAACTCGCCGCGGCCGTCGGGCAGCGTGCGGAACAGCTGCAGCGGCAGCGTGGCAATGGTCTGCGAGATCAGCCGGACGCACGCGAACACGGTGTCGATCTGCAGCGACGAGTCGATGGTGACGGTCTCGCCGCTCGCGGTCGGGCCACCGCCGAAATAGTGGTAGAGGCGGGGATCGTTCAGGCCGAGGGCCTTCGCGATCGTGGTGACCGCCTTCAGCTGCAGCCATCGCCACATCGGTCACCCCGCAATCGGGTTCGCCAGGAAACCCTCAAGCCCAGCCTGGTCATCGAGCATGGCGCGGCCGATCGCCATGATCAGGGCTGTTGCCCCGTCAATGCGACCTATGCTGAGCCGCTTCGTCGGCATCTGATTCTCGTTCTTGTCCACCTGGACGCGCATGTTCAGCGCCATCCAGCGCAGCACCGGGTTGCCACCGTGGTCGATCTGGTTCGACAGCAGCCACGCCAGCAGTTCCTTCGTCGGCGCCGTGTAGGACCGGATGCCCTGGATGAACTCAGTCATCTGCAGGCCTTCGTTGGTCAGCGCCACAGCAAGCTGCGTCGCGTTCCACGGGTCATAGGCAATGCTCGCCAGGTCGTAGATCCGCGCATCCTCGAGAACCGCGCGCTGGACCTCGGTGTGGTCGATGATGTTGCCCTGCGTCGCCTCGATCAGCCCCAGGTCGATCCATCGCCGGTACTGGACCTGATCGCGGTCGGCCTTCTGCTCGACGGTGTCCTCGGGCATCCAGAACCGCGGCACGACGCGCCAGCGGTCGCCGGGCTCCTGCGGCGGGAACAGCTTTATCCAGGCGGACAAGTCCACCTTGCTCGACAGATCGAGGCTTCCTAAGCAACGCCTGCC